GTCTACGGTCTGCTCGATTCGCCAACGGGTTCCCTCCCAAAGACTAAAGGCCGCCAATCCCGAATAGGATTGACGGCCCTTAGCGTACCACTAAGCGCTACGGATTAGGAAGCGCCACCGATGAAGTACTTGATGTGCGAGCTCTGCGGCAGAGCACCGTCCACGCGCATCGAAGCGCGGAACGTGATCAGGTCTGCATTGAAGGCAAAGTCGTCGGACCGGTCGAGGCGGATGCCACCGACGGAACGAACGAAGAAGCTCGGCATGTGACCCACGAGTACCGACTTGGCCGACGTGGCCGGCGAAGGAACATGGGGATTTTCGTAGACGGGCTTCGACAGAAGCAAGTCGCGCTGATTGCCGTCAGCCGCCGGGTCGAAGATGTAGTTACCAGCCGTGTCCTTGAGCTTGCGGACGGCGCCGATAGCTGCACCGTTCATCATCCAGCCGACGCCCGGAAGCAGACGAGCTGCACCGTCGAGACCCTGATAGTAAAGATCGATCAGGTTGTCGGCAGTGAACGCACCGCTGACGCCCGTTCCACCGGTAATGCCCGAACCAGCGGCCGTAACGATGCCCTGCGGCTGAACCGTGCCGGTACCGTTGGTCAGAGCGTTCTGGACGTTGAAGCCCAGACCATTGCCGACCTGCTCAGACAGGAAGCCGAGGAGATCGACACCGGAATCCTCGATCATCTCGCGGCTGACCTGAATCAGGAAGCCAAATTTGAAGGCTCCGAGATTCACGAAACTATTAAACGTGGGATCGCTCTCCGAATAATTCGCGCCCTGCGCCGTGACGGTAGCGGACGAGGAGTACGCGGACAGGCTCGGGATCTGAATCGTCTCGCCACTGGTCGTGTTGAGCTGAGTCGGGACGTCGAGCATGGGACCGACGAGGCGAGCCTTGAGAATCACCTGGTCATAAAAGCTCGTAGGTACCGGGCTGCCGCTCGTTGACGTGAGGACGTCACGCTTCTCGAAGTTGAACGAGCGAACCTCGCCACGGCCCATCGCGCGGATCGTCTCAGCGTCCGTATCGTCGCCGGCCGGAGCCTCGTCCGTGCGGAGCTCAGCAGCGGCAGCGTCGAGACGCGCAGCGCGCTCCTCGTCAGCCTTCAGCTGCTCAATGATCGCGCCACGCGTATCAAGATCCGCGCTGATGCGATCGTACTTCTCCTGCTCCTCAGCGGTCAGGTCGCGCTTCTCCGCGCCAGCCGTATCGAGAAGATGCTTCGCCTCATGCCATGCGGCCTGGCGGAGCTCGTGCTGTCGATTGATATATTCAGACATTGTCCACCCCTTTCAAGGGTATCGAGTTGATAGTGCCACCGGCCGCGGCTCCGCGAATCCGAAAGTGCCAGCGCGGCTCCGCGCTAGACCCTCATAGAATAACGCAGATAATCGCGGTTACGAGACGCGGGCGAGAAGCACGTCAAGCTGCTTCTGCTTGAGCGACAACGAAGCCGCCACATCATCACGCTGCATCTTCAGCCGGCCAATGGCTGCGTCGAGGATACTAGCGTGCGCCTCGTCTAGTTCGTCACCATTCTCCAGCGCCGTGATCGCCGCGTTCAGCTTGTCAGCCTCGAGGCCGGTAGCCTCGACGAGTCCGTCCAGGCTACGCACCGAAGCAGTCGTCGAGGTGTAGGCTGGAAATCCGGTTACGATTGACACCTCGTGGAGACGGACCTCGCGCAGTTCGCGCGTAGCACCATCATCACTCCACGAATCCCCACCACGCGGAACGCTGAAGCCGAACGACATGTCGGCGACGTCGCCACGCTTGATTAGGAATGCCATGTCGCGACCAGCGGTAGTATCCGGCAGGTCAGCCTCAACGCGAAGGCCATGCGTGTCCTCGGACAGACGCAGCGTTCCGGCACGCTTCGACGCGAGGACCTGCGTCGTGTCGTGGTTCACGAACATCTTGATCTCATTCCGCGAACGCAGCGAACGCGAGAACGCGCCAGGAGCGATCCGCTCCGTAAACGGCAGCGGCTCCGAATCAGAATTGAAGACAGCGCCATACCCAACGAACGTCATGCCATTACCCTCGACTGCATCGCGCAACTCGAACTCGTTGACAGTAATGCGGCGCGTCTCGACTCCGTTATCCATAGTAGAAAGGGTAGCACCACCCGCGGCCGCGTCTAGGCTACGCTCCTCCTCGCGGATCTGGTCGGCCTTCTCATCGAACCAGCGAATAGCCGGCGACGGGTCAAGCGGATCAATGCCCCACAAGTAGAACGCGACAGCACCAGCGCCGGGGAACCCATCATCATCAGGATCATTATTCTGCGGCGCGTCAAGATCGACCAGGTGCCGAGCAGCCCACGCACTAACACGAATGACCTTATCCTCCGACACTTCGCCACGACTCATTAGACGCGCCTCGCGAATCGTACGATCCACAACGCCGTCACCAGCACGACCCGCCTCGTAATATTCGACACCACGCATCGCCGCCTCGCGGATATACTCGGGCAGCGTCAAGTCGACGGCTCGATCTCCACGCGTCGACCGCGGATGATCCTCCGGCAGGAGATCATTATCCGAAACATACGCAGCATTCTGGGGACGGCCACGCCGCAAGAGATATAGGAACGCGTTGACGCGAGCCATAGACCACGCCGCTCGAGACACACCCGGACGATGACTCGTCGAGTACGCGCCCGACCCGCGACGATACACCGCCGACAACTGGCCCAGCGTCGTCCTCGTATACGCGGGACGATCATCCGCATCCATCGCCTCGTTGTGCTCCGCGGCCTTGTTACGGAGCGCCGTCGTCGTCGCCTCACTCAGCTCGACATCCCCACCAGCACCACTAGCCGAACCGGGCGCATTCTCATCCGAGCCGGTAATCTGATCCTCCGGCGGCGCCGGCGCGCGCTCCTCCTCGTCAGCACGCCACGCGTTGCAATAATACGCGCCGTCGACATACTCATCCCACCGCTCGCACCACGCCTTGTCACCCTCGACGTTCGACTCGTCATAAAAAACACAATTGCCGCACGCGCGACCCTCCGGCACATCCGCCGCTAGCGCGGGCCGATAATTATCTGGCAACGCGCGCACGCCAGTCTCGAGCACAGCACTCGGCACGACGGCCGTAATCCCTAGCCGCGCATACTCGGCACGCACCTCAGCATCATTCTCAATCGCTAGCTCGAGATTCCACACGTCGAGGAGATCCCGCACCGTCTCAGACTTGAACGTCAGCGAATCATCGTCAGCCGTCGGCTTCATATAGAGCTCGTTCCAATCCACGTCAGCCGCTTCGAGTTCGGCAATCGTCGCCGCCCGATCAGCCTCGACGCGAGCCGTCACGATCAAGACAGTTCCCTCATACTCGTCCACGAAGTCGACGACGCTACGGATCGGCTCGCCCTCGAACGAGATTAGCGTCCCGTCAATGTCGACGATGATCGCTGGCGCGCCGTCAAGGTTCCGCTCGCCACCCGGCTCGAGTCCCTCAGCCAGAGAGACGGCGACCATCTGCGCGATCGCAGCATCCTTCGACTCGTGACAACCAATCACTTCGCCGTCATTTTTGATCGTCGCCCACCCGTCACACTCAGCACTCTGGTCAGTAATGAAATACGGCACGCTTACCCCATCGTCTGGATCATCACGCTGACCGAATGCGATCCGCTGGCGATGCCATAGAGAACCTCGCCAGGGTTCAGCGTGATCGATCGCTCTTCCTTACCGTCAAGATGGATACCGTTGCTAGTCGTCACGTCTGATCCTCCGAGGAAGACTTGCTGCGCCGACTCGTTATTGTGAATCGTTACGCGCTGACTCATCTGACTAGCGCCGGCGACAACTGCGCGCGCCGTGCCTAGCGTGATCTGATTCGTGGCGATCGTCACGCGTCGACCTCGTAAGCCGCCTTGGGATCTTCCGGATCGACCTGCGCGATAGCCTGCAGCTGCACACTCGGAAGGCCCGTATGCGGAAGCGCCTGCAAGCCGAGCGACTCGAGGACAGCGGCCGGATCAAACCCGGACTGGATCATTCGCTGCGCGATGATGCTCTTCTTGTCCAGCTCGGTCAGGTTCGCAGCGGCGAGATCGACATTCGCAAGGGGCACGCGGTTCACGTCGCCGCCGTCTACCGGCGGGAAATCCTCGATACGACGCACATCATTCACGGAGAAGAATCCAGCCTGCAAGCCTGTTGAGTAGGCGGCATACCGGCTAGCCGTGTCGCCGCGGAGCAGGCCGTTCACGTTGAAGGATAGGAATGCGACGCCCGGCAGGAGGCGCGAATACGAGTCTTCGATCTTGACGATGTACGGGCGGAGCGTATGCGTCACGAACTGGATGCCATTCTGCTCGACGCTTGCGTAACTCATTGCGCCCGGAGTGGTAACGCCAATCATCGACGGCGGACACCTAAACGTTCGCGCGATCTCCTCCACAGCAAACTGGCGCGACTCGAGCATCTGCGCCTCATTCGGCTGCACACTCGTCTTCGTAAACTTCGCCCCACCAAACAGGACGCCAGGGCGATGAGCACGCCGCACGCTACGATGCTGCGCCTCGAACGAATCCGCAAGGTCCTTAGCCTGTTCGCGCGTCAGATTCCCCGGGTACTCAATCAGGCCGCCTACCGTCGAGCCCTGCCCGAAGAACAATTGGGCGAACGCGTCGAGCGCCTTAGCCAGCCCCAGCGTCTCCTTCACAAGATCGATCCGGGACCGGCCACGCAACTCGCCCGGCATCTGCAGCTCGGTAATATGGATCATGTCCTCGTAGGCGACGATCTCTTTGCCATTGTCGACGACGTACTCGGGACGCCGCGTAGTCTTACTCAGGCGAATCTCAACGCGCTTCGGATTCAGCACAACGAGTCCGGCGACGCCTTGATCGTCGCGCAGGATACGCGTAAACGAGTTGCCATTGATTAGGAGCGACACGAGGACCTGCTGGAAATGCGCCGTCCTCGAGACGCCAACCTCCGGCAAGTCGAGCCAGACAGGACGCGGACGATACGGAGTTCGCGTGCCATCACGCCGCACGAACGAATCAACCGGCAGCGTAGAAATAGAATCTGCGATCAGTCGGACACAAGCGTAGACAACGCCGAGCCGCATCGACTCGTCCTGGCTCATCGTCACGCCACTGCTCGTGCTCAGCATCAAGTCATCGCCGGAGGCGAACATCGACTGGAAGCTGATCGCACGCTCTTCGTGCTCACTCGACTGGTTGAAGATTCTATTGAGCACGGGACCTCTCGTATGCGATGCCGAACACTAGGAGAAATACACCCGCTGCGATGATACCCGCCGGCACCAGCAACAAGCCAATACCGACCGAGATCAGAATCGCAGCGAACGATTCCACTACTAGAATGATAGCCGCCGATTTAGACACTAAAGAACCCCGGCACGATCGCTCCCTCCGATTGGATAACTGCACCATACGTGGCCATCACGCCAGCCACAAGAGCATCGATACGCTGACGCTGCCTCATCTTACTGATCTTCCACCCGCGATCCGTCATCTGCCCCACCGTCTGAAGACAATGCTGCGCGAACTCGGCATCCGATCCCGAGTGTCGCAGATTCCCCTCACCCAGCATCGCGTAGAAAGTTTGGTAAGCGTCCGCCATCGTCGCCGAGTTCTGCGGCATCGTCACCATAATCAGACCCTCGGCGTCTAGTGTCTGCGCGGATCGCTCGAAGAATCGCGGATCGTAGAAGCATCCAGCCAACTCGTACTCGGCGCCAATCATGCGGATATGATCCTCGACCTCGGCGAGATCCACGTTACGGCCAGGCGACGGCGTCCATATCTTCGCCTCGAGGACGATGCGCTGATCGTCGGGACGCTGCCACGCCATCACACAAGCCGTCGCATCGTGAACAATGCCAACGTCAATACCAATTGAGACGCGACTGCCCGGCTCGATAATCACGTCCCGCTCGATCGCGTTATTCCACCAATCCGCCGAGATCCACGCATTGGCACCCGCAACCCACACACACCCGTGCAGCTGCAGGACCTCCTCAGCGGATAGTTCGGGATTAGCAGCCTGCCGCTCCAGGTACTCCTCCGTGATCCACGACGCGGGATTCGCGAGTTTGAGACTGGCACTATCGGTAGCGTCCTTTGTAGGCGCAGAATAGTTATAGATCAGCGTCCGCGCATTCTTGTTTCGACTGATCGTTAGGCCGGGATGCTTCTCCACATCGCCGACGGATTCGTTCCGGTCAATCATCCGGCCGAGGATTCCCGTGTCGCGCTCGTTCGCATCGCCGGCCGTAGTGATGGTAAACGTCTGAGTATTCTTGCGAGCGCCGCCGCCCGTCGTCAGCGCGGCCCACGCCTTCCGCTGCGTTGGTTTCGTCCAGGCGTGCAACTCGTCAGCGATTACAAGCGATGGCGAGAAGCCGTGCAGCGTATTCGGATCCGACGCCATCCGCATGATCTTGCCACCACCATCAGCCCTAGCGATCTCGCCAATGTATTCGCGCAGCACGACCATACTCGCCAGCTCGGGATTCCGGCGAATATACGACACGATGGAATCGAAGAGACGGCCGGCCTGTTTATCACTCGCCGCCGCTAGGAGAATCTCCGGCTGCGTCTCATCCATGAGCAGGCGATAGAGAGCGTAAGCGGCGAGCATCGACGTCTTGCCATTCTTGCGGCTCACCACGAGCGTCACCGAGCCCCAGCTAGGCGTCGCGCCCGTCGGGTCACTCGTTGCCAACGCCTCGCCCATGAACTCGACCTGCCACGGCTCAATCACGAGCGGCTCACCAGCGAACTGGTCGATACTCTGAACTAGATACGTCTCGCACCACCACGCGAAATGGTCAATCCTCGACCCCGACGCGTACTCCTCCCACCGCATTCGCGTCAGCGTACTCACTTCGACGCTACCCGAATAATCGGCGGCGCCTGACGATCCTTCGCCACGGTGCGACCCTTGACGCCGCCCTGCTGATTTTTCAACGCCTCCGGCTCCAACTTCAACGCGCGACCATAACGCGCCGCATCCTTCTCCGACTCAGCCAACAACTTTACGAGCGGGTGCGGAACGACTGCACCATTGGAATGCGTAAACAATTTGGGGCGACCAGACGAAACCCATTCCGCCCGAACCTCCTCAACCATGTCAATCGCACGAGCAAACCTGAGCACCGCATCAGCAAACCGCTCGGGATCAGCCAGCACGTCGACATGCTTCGACGCCATCACGAACGCGCGGCGACCGTCAGGGCCGAGGTCGTCAGGACACGACTCCACAGAACCCCGGTTCACGACGCTTCGTCCGTAACAGAAGCATGGGGCCGGGGGAGCCGCAGCGTGCCCCTACGAGCTTGACCCCACTCCCCGGAGTGTACGGCGGGGGTATGCATCATCGCTTCTCCATTCCACGCTGCGCCTCAGCACGCCGACCCTTGGCATCACCGCGACGACTATTGCACGAACGATGCGCCGGCAGCAGGATCGAATTAGGATCGCCAGGCGTCACGTGATCAGCAGTCCAAGGATCACCCTCACGCGCAGGCTCGTGACACAACCAGCAAAGACACGAAGGATCAGCCATCGCAGCATCGCGTACCTGTCTGCTCCTCGTCTTGTACGAGCCTTTGTAGTGGACGCGCCTCATGCTACGCGCACGCTCCCGCTTCGCCCCACACGGAACACAACGCGAACCATTCGCCGTCAGCACTCCACAACCTAGACAGACCTGATAGACAGGCACCCCGCCACCCCCTTGATGATCGTGACCATCCCCTACCCCTTATTTTTGATGTGTCGTGGGATCAGACCAGACGCGACGAAACGACGCAGTAGTTCGGTGCTGGCCTCTTCAATGCTACGCCCGAGGACGGCGATCATCTTCTCATCACCCTCGATGTCGCGGACATGCGCGGCGATGATGCCGTGCTCGCCGATCTGCAAGCCGACGCGATACCCATGCTCATACGCGAGGCGCGTCACTCGGTCGAGGCTCGTCATGCTCGGAGCTGCGTGACCACTAGGCAATTCGATAGTCATGGAAGGACGAGGCCTTTCTTCTTTGCATAGTCTCGAGCGGCCGACGTGGCGGCTTGACTGGTCTGGTATTCGAGAAGCATAGCGATGGTGTCCCATTCATATCCGAACCATCGGAGCGAGAAGGCTTCCTGTTTCCGTGTTGCGTTGGTGTGGTCTTCGTACGCGTGGTCGAGACTCGCGTCGATTATTCGTGCCTGGCATGGGGCGCATTGTTTCTCTCGATGGTTCCGATACTTGGATAGGTGAGCGCCACAACTCGTACACGACGTTACGTCAGCCATGTGTGTGCGTTGTCGAGG